TTGCGCTGTCTGAATCGCCAAACCGAATAGTGTTGTCGTTTGGATTAACGATTTCGCCAGCAAAGTAGTTCCGCGCCGTCCCCGCTGCATAGAAGTTCCAGCGGTTAGAGCCAGAGGCGATGTTGCTGTAGAAGCCGTAGTTGTTGGTGGCGCCAATCAGCGAAGACGTTGCAAAAAAACCAATCTGATTAGTTACTGTTGAGTCAGCGTTAAACGTTCCTTGCGAAGCGTTGTTATGAATAATATTGGATATGGTGTAAGGAGTTCCGCCATTTGAAGCGGTTGCACAATTCGTAGCATTTAGAAATGCGTTAGATGTAACGTCAGGCTGGACGGTTGTTGAGCTAAAAATTCCATAACTGGAAACTGCGCCAGTTAAATTTTTTCCAACAGTAAACGTTCGTCCAGCAGACGGGGCAATACCGACGCCAACGTTTCCGGCGCTGTCGATACGCAATCTTTCAGTTGGGCTAGATGCTCCGTCAGCCGTAGTGCTAAACACCAATCGTCCGGGCATATCGTTTGTGCCGGGAGTTCCGTCAACAAATGAGGCAATTCGTGCGGCTTCTATAAAGTTTGTTCCGTCTGATCCAGCGAATCTAATAGCGCCAAGAGCCGCAGTGTTGCCAACTACGGTTTGAGTGCCAATAGTGTTTGATCCGCTTCTGCCAAATCCAATCGTTCCAGCGTGAAAAAGATTTCCTGTGTTATCAGTTGACCACGCGAACGCGGTTAACCCTGCGTTTCTTGAATTACTGCTAGCAGCATTTGAAGTTATACGGCTATCCCATACTCCAACGACAGAATAAACGCTCGTCGCTCCGGTGATGATGTTTCCGCTAGTGTCTACTACCAACGGCGATGCATCAGGATTTGCGCTGTCTTCAACGACCAGCGCATTGCCAGCGCCAACTTGCGTGATACGCAGCGCGTCAGATGACGAATTCACCGACACCACGGTCGGCGTGGATACCGTTACCGCTCCGGTGCTATCGGCAATCGCAATCGCCGCCGTGCCGTCCTTCGCTTTGACGTTAGTAACTTCTACGTTGGTGGCGTCTACGGTGGTGGCGTTGACGGCAGTAGAGGTGAGCGTGTTGATGGTGATGGCATTGATCGTGCCGCCTTCCACCTTGTCGCCGCTGATCTGATTGTCGGCGAGCGTCAGCGTGCCAGCAGAGACGTTCAGCGTCTTGCCAGAGCCGACGTTCAGGCCCACCGACGTGCCGTTACCCGCGGCAGCGAATATGCCGTCGATGGTGTCAAGGTTGGTGTTGAGCTTGCCGCCCCAGGTGTCAGCAGAGGCGCCAACCTCCGGCTTCGTCAGCGACAAGTTAGTGGTGGTTGTGTCAGCCATTGCTCGTTACCTCAAGCAGCCTCTAAGTAGGCCGGGTGTGTTTTCTCTGTCCAAGTTCTCGATGTGTCGCCTTGCGGCGTCCATGTCTCCGCCGTGTCGCTCTGCGGCGTCCACGACCTTGCAGTATCACTCTGCGCCGTCCACGCCAGCGCCGTATCTGCCTGCGGCGTCCAGCTCTCTGGCGTGTCTGGCTCGTCTTCCCACTTCTTGCGTCCTGCGCACGTCAGTGCCGAAACGGCATTGATCGCGCAGGAGGCGAACTGCACCCGGTTTGCCGTGGCAGTTAGCGTGGCCGCTGCCAGCAGTACCGCTGCGCCAGGTTGGATGCGCTCCGCACTCGCCGCCAGCGTCGCCGCTGCTGAGAGCGCCGCAGCGCCCTGCTGCACTCGAGCTGCGCTCGCAGTCAGCGTCGCAGCCGCAGAGAGCGCCGCCGCAGCGTTCTGCACCCTGTTGGCGGTCGCTGTGAGCGTTGCCGCCGCCGAAAGCGCTGCAGCCCCCTGCTGCACGCGCGTCGCGCTGATCGTAAGCGTTGCCGCTGCGTTCAGCGTTGCAGCACCCTGCTGCACCAGTACGCCGGCGACAACAAGCGTCGCCGCTGCGTTTAGCGTGGCTGCCCCCTCTTTGGGGTCTATGCCGTAATTGCCACGCCCATATAAGCCGCTGCCGTAACCGGCCACGTCTTACGCCAAAGTGATGTCAAGATCGCCAGCAGGCACGCGAAACACGTCGCCCGAGGCAATCGTCTTACTGGCCGTCAGGTTGCCGTAAGCCAGCAGGTTCCCGCTCGTCAGGTTGTCGAAGATGCCGACCGCCACAATCGTGCCCCATGAGCCGGTCGCGGTCGGAAACTCAATCGCGCTCGTGTTGGACGCGGTGTCGTTGGTCACGGTAAACGCCGCGACCTGTCGCGCGTAAGCGTTGCCGCTCACCTCAGTGCCGCCGCCAGTATCGGTCGGCGCGGTCGTGTAGAGGCCAAGATACAGCGTCGCCGGCGCGCTATAGACCACGCCACCAAAGACGTGATCCATCACTTTGTTCTCAAGATAATCTGAAAATGCACTCACGGAATGGCCCTCGTCGGTTTGACGGTCATGGCGGCGCGGCCTTGGCTAAAGGCGGCACGCTCGTCTTGTAGGATCATGTCGGCAATCGCCGCCTGGTACAAAGACGACCAGACAGGGATGCGCTCATCGTCGCGCAGGTACGGTGCCGCCTGCAGCAGCGAGCCGTACAGATACACGTCAGGGTGGCGCTCAAGTATCCAGTTGGATGCGTTGCTGTCCGACAGCTTCGCGAGCGTCGCGATATACGTCAGCTCCGCGGTGTATCCGGTATCCGGCGCGGGCAGCACTTCGATCTGGTTCCCGACCAGAGCGAAATACTGCGGCTTGCCGGTGGTGCGGTATACATACTTTTTGGCGTCAATCTCGTCTTCAGTCAGAAACACGAGCGGCTGTACCGGCGCCGTGGAGGTCAGCACCAAAGACTTGGCAGACAGGAAATCAGACGGTAGCGCAGAGAAAGGCGTGTCGATGGTAGCCGTTGAGCGCTTGACCATCTTCTGCGTCGGCAGGCGTCGCTCGAGCTGCGCCTCCGCAAGCGAAACGAAATCAGGAATGATCGCGGTAAGGTCGTCGCGATTCAGCCAGTCGGCGATACTAGACTTCAATGCGCTGTATGAGTTTAGAGCCACCGTCCACCTGTTCCTTCATCGCCCACGCACCTTCGTGCGAATACTCAAACGTGCCAATGTGCTTGACTTGATGCGACAGGTCGTGATCGACCAACACCTCAAACCCAGCCTCTCGCGCCTTCTTGCAGAAGAAAACATCTTCGCCGATATAGTGATTCCCCACCGTTGAGTACGGAATCGCAAACCACGGCGCTTCTGTCTTCTCGAATACCTCGCGCTTCGTCATCATCACGCCCATGCCGACGTAATCCACCGGCTGCAGCCCTTCCGAGTCTGGGGCTGTATAGACGCGACCAATTTTCCCGTTGTCGTCCATCATCGCCACCGGCTTCACCGGCATGCGACGGGTTGCATAGTTCGCAGCAATGATGGGCTTGTCGCGCAAGATAAGGTGCCCGATGGTCTCCTTCGGGAACCGCATATCTGAATCAAGCCAGAGAAGATAGTCCGCCTTCTCCTCGAGTGCTTGACGCGCAAGCTCCATACGCTGAGAGGCGATCAGAGTTCCGTGCGACGTGTAAAGCATCACGCGGTCGTCTGTTGTCGCGGTGTGGAATGACATTGCTCGCGCTAGGTCATAGGCGAACGAGGTCATCACCGTGTCCCGTGCCGGGACTAAAATCGCGACCGAGCGGCTCATACGCGACCCGGTCGTGTTCTGAAAAACTTGTTGTCGGGGTCATTGAGCCAGCGCTTCATGGCTGCCGGGTCGTCAATGATCCCCTTCTGCTTCAATCTGTAGAACAAAGGCATCGGTATCGACGCCACCTTGCTCCACTCGCCCCAGCGCGTCCTTTCATCGGTCGCGGCATACTGGGCTTTATTCTGCTCTACCAGGTCGCCAACCTCAAAGACCGTCTCAATCGTGGCCTCATCTTTGTCGGCGTCATAGTGCCACCACTTCGTGGTGCCTGTGTTCGGGTCGTAATCAAAAAGACGTTTGCCCGATGAATTCATGTTGTCCTCAACCTAGGGGCGACGGCACCATTGCCGCCGCCCCCAAGTTTATACCACCACGATTAGGTCGTGGTGAGGTCCGCGGCGAGACCGTGCGCGGCCTCGGTGTTGACCTTCAAGCCCCACTCCACGAGGATCATGCGCTTCTCGGCGTCGCCGGTCTTCGCAAGCTCCACAGTCTGGAACGGACGCAGGAAGGCGACGGCAGCGTACTCGGGATCGAGCACGAAGGCGTCACGCTCACGCTGGAAGCGGTTCGGGACCACGCTCACGTTGCCGAAGTCCGACACGTAAACGTCAGCGGCACCGATGATCGTCGCCTGACGATTGCCGGTGACTTCGCGACGAATCTCCGCGATGCCCGCGAAGCCCGAAACGCGCTGCTTGTTGACGGGGCCGACCATGAGAATCTTCGGCGTGCCGCCGGCGGTCCACACCTTCTGGATCACGCTCTTGAGGATCGTCTCCGAGAAGGTACGCAGATTCGCGTCGGTCGCGTCAGTACGGGTCGCATCCGGCTTCGTGGTGTAAGACGGATCAGCGCCGCCCGTGCCCTTGTCGACGTTGGTCTTCAAGAAGGCAAGGAGCGAGCCAGTCTTACGAAGCGCCGTGCTGGTGCCAGCCGAGCCGCCATCAGCGGCCTGGTTGGTCAGCATGATCGACTCCATATCACGCTTCAGCTCGGCCGAGCGCTTGGCAAGCTGGTAGGCCAGCTCCGAGCGACGACCAGCCTTGTCCACCGACTCGAGCGTGCCCGAGAGGATGAGCGTCTTGCGGCTGACCTGCGTGTAGTTACCGATGCGAGTCGTCGCAGCGGTCGAATCGTAGGACGACACGTCGTCGCCTTCGATCTGCGCGTTGGTCGTGGAGGCCGCGGCGAGCGAGTCCGTCTGCCACTCAAAATAGGTGTTCTTGACATTCTCGCGACCGACGTTCGACATGAACGGGGTCTCTTCGGGCGAGATGTTATAGATCACATTTGAGAGTGACTCACGAATACCCTTCGCGCCGAAGGTATCGAAAGTGTTTGCTGTCTGTGACATGGTTGAAAATTCCTCAATCTAAAAACTGTTCAAACACAGCAGCCGCGTCGCGCGTGCTGCCACTATTTGCGAGTCTAGAAAGAGCGGTCTTGGATGCCACGACTTTGGACGATTGCGGCGTAGAAGCAGAGCCGGCTTTCATCGGCTTTGTCTTCTGGATGATCCTCGGACGCATCTGATCGCGTTTGCTCATCAGCTCGTCGAACATCATCGCCTTGCGAAGCGCCAGTACGGCTCGAGCGTCGTAGATGTCCGAAATCTCCTCGACACTAAAGCCGAGTTTTTCGGTGGCATACGAGACGATCTTCGCCTTCTCGGTGCGAGCCTTGTCAGCGTCGCGCCATTCTGGCAGAGCCTCAAGAAGTTTGCTGCGTTCAGCCTCGAGGGTCTTTTCAGCCTCGATCTTCTCTTCGGTCTGCTGCTTCTGCACGAGTGCCTGCTTTTGCGCCTGAACCCATGCCGCCTGTTCCTGCCTTGACCGGGCCAGCTCGCGCTGTCTCACCCACTCGACCGGGTTCTCTTGATAGAGTCTGTCCCAGTCAATGTCGGGCGGTTGCAGCGTTTTGAGCGTCCCCTCAAGGGCCGCCAAAGTCTGTGCATACCGTTGCCGCTCTTCCCGCGCTGCCGCCGCCTCTGCCTCGGCCTGCTTTCTGGCCTCCGCAATGGCTTGCGTCTTGCGCGTGTAATCCGCGGTGCGTGAGTAGCCCTTCAGCAGCTCATCCAGCGGAACCTCGACTTCTTCCCCGTCAACCTTGACGCGGAATGTCTGGCTCTGCTGGGGCGCCTCTTCGGCATCCTCATCGCCTTCGGTTTGCTCCTCGCTCTCGGCTGCCGACTCGCTGTCTGCTGCCTCGAGCACCTCTTCCAAGCCGTCAGCTTCTTGCTGCTCGTTTTCGCCTGCTTCGGCGGCGAGCATTTGCTCGAAAACATCTTGCGTGGATTGTACGTTTACCGGGGGTACACCCGTGCCGGTTTCACTCATAGTTCTATTGTGCAAGATTCAAGCGTGTTATTTCCTGCCGCTGATCTTGTCGATATCTCTTTTCGCCATCACGCCGTTCTCAACTGCAATGCGTAGATGACGCTGTATCTCCTCAAGGATGCCGACGGCGAGCCAGAGCCGCTCGCGCTCTTCCTGGTCGGCGGGCTTGCTCTGTCGCCACGCCTTGAGGTATTCCCGTTCCAAGACGGAAAAAGCCTCCACGAGAATTGGGTTCTCTAGGAGGTCTTTTGCGTCTTGCCCCTTGCGGGCGTCGATGTAGGGATTGCGTTCGCTCAAGCGAGAAGGCCGCCTTTAGGTTTCTTCATGGCTTTCTTTAAGAGTTTACCACCCTTGTCAGCCTTGTTGAATTCCTTGGCGACTTTCATCGAAATGCCGACCTTCTTTGCGAACTCCTTGGAGTGCGCGGCGGCGGCCATCAAGCGAGCCTGCTTCTGTGATTTGCTTGGCATTACTTGCTCCTTGCCTTGTATTGTCTCAATAATTTTCGGCCCTTGGCTACTGCGCTCGCTTTATCGCCTTTGTGCCCCCACGCCTCCAGACTCAACTTGAGGCGCGTCTTGTCGCCATCCGGCTCATACAGCAATCCCGGCATCGATCCCATGCGCGTCAAAAAAGAGCCTTTCCGCCGCATCTCCTGCGGAGAGTCTGGCGCGCCCTTGACTGGCGCTCTGAGCGTGCCGCCGGTCTCTGCCTTATAAGACGCGCGCCCCTTGGCGTTCAGCCCGCCCTTCTTGGACTTGCCCTCAGCGCGCTGCCATGCCGGCGTCTTCACTTGCGCTTCTTCGCCGTCTTGGCTGCGGCCTTGAATGCCTTAGCCGTGGGCGCGCCCTTGCTGCCGGGCTTGCGCATCTTCTCGCCACTTCCAGCAGCAATCCGCTCGCGCTTTGCCCAAATGTTGGAATAGAGTCCTTGCTTCATGGTTTCCTCAAAATCTAAAGCTGGACGCGAATGGAGAATATAGGCCACTGTATGCGCCAAGCAATGATGAACTGCCGTATGGCAGCGCGTACTCATATTGCGGCTGCACTGCCGGCTGCATGATTGGCTGCGCCTGAGCCGGCATGCCTGTCTGCCGGTTCTCGTTTCTACCGTAGAGTGCATAATGCCGCTGCGCCTCAATCGGCGTGTCAATGCCGGCCGCAATCAAGTCTGCGTTGCCCGGCGCGTTGACGTAAGCCTGCCAGTCAAAGCCCTGCGGGATATTGCTTGCGTCAAAGCCCTGCCCAACAGCCCAGTTGTCTTGCCCTTGCTGCACAGCAGGCGCAGGTGGCGGTGGCGGCGGAGCAGCGGCAGCAGGAGCAGCAAACGTGGCCGCCCTGCTCTGCGCCAACTCACGCAAGCGCGCATCATCCACGTCTGGATTGCTTTGTTTTAAAACATCAAACCAATAATCTGCAGAGGTATTTTGGTTTTGCACGGCAGGCGCCGGAGCCGGCGTTTGCACTGCAGGCGGTGGGCGCGTGACCTGATCGCCCATATAACCTTCTGGCATCCATTTGGGGCGATATTGGTCATTAGGTACTGTCGCCACTGGCGGATTCGCCGGCATGGTCGCCGGTCCGCCATACACGTTTTGCCCTTGCTGTAACCGCTGACGACCGCCGCGACGCATGCCGCGACCGCCACCGAAGCCAGCGCCACCTTGCATGCCACCGCCATAACCGTAGCCGCCACCATAACCGCCGCCGAAGAGCGACGTGGCTGCGAACGGATCAAAGGCAGGGCCACCATAATACTGCTGCGAAAAGTACCGCGAGAAAAGATCGTTCACGGTCGGCTGCGAAGGCGGCAAAATCGGCTGCTGGCCAAAGCCACCAAAGCCGCCAAAGCCGCCCCCAAGGTTATAGCCACCAAAGGTGGTGCCATAGTTCATGCCGCCGATTTGGCTATACGGATCGCCGTAGCCGCCGAAACCGCCCATCTGCCCGTATGGGTCTGCGTAGCCGCCCATGCCGTAGCCGCCAAAGCCGCCACCGTACTGCTGGCCACCAAAGCCGCCGTATCCCATAGGAGACTGCATGTATTGCGTCTGCCCTCTAAATGCGTTGCTCATAACTGCCGGCCTCCGCGCCGCAAAATTTATGGATCAGTCAAGTCCCAGTAAGAAAGCGCCCCGATTCCGTCTCCGGTGCCCGTCACCGTGCGAGCTGCGAGCGTGTAAATGTCACTCGTGCCGCCAATCGTCACGCCAATTTGTGAGTCAAAATTGTACGAACTTGGATCGTTTATCGCATTAGATGACAAAACGCCAGATGACGTGAAATCAGATCGCACAATGTCGCCACCTGACAAAGCAGTCGCCGCAATATCAAACTCCACATTGGTCGATAGGCTATTGAATGAGGCGCCTGTCAACGTGGTGTTTTTAATCAAGGCGACCTCAAAATAATCCGACGCTGAAGTCGGCATGAACGAAAAGCCATTCGGAATGACTATTGCGCCAAGATTTGTTGACTTTAGTCGGATAGAGACCAATGGCAAAAACGAAGTGCCAATGCTTGTTTTGTCTGTCGTCATCCTCGCCCATGTCAGCGCAGACTTTTGCTCGTACCCGCCTTCAGAGATGACGGTTGAGCATATTTGCTTGAGCGTCTTGGCTGCGGCAACCGTGCCGGTCGCCGTGATCTCATAACGCACAGGGAGGATAGCCGTCTGCATATAAACAGAAGACAGCGAGTTCGCGTTGTTGAAAGTGTGCGCGACAATATACTCGCCATCAATAATGAAGCCGCAGCGCACCGTGCCAACACCCAGCCACTCTAGGTCAATGAAAAATATCTGGGTCTTGGTCACGTCGAGCGTGATGCCGCTCGCGCCGCTGCCGTCCAACTTGTCGCCGTTCCAGTCCGCCTGCGCAACTGCTCGAGCATCACTTGCAGAGCCGCCCGTATAGGTGCGAATAATGAGCGACAGCGCATTATTGTTTTGCTGCAAGAAGATGCCATTGTTGGCATTGAAATACCCGACGCGCTGGCGCAAGTTGGTCGCGCCCGCTGCCATCGCAAACGTGCACATGATGAGCAACGACTTGCCAGGCTGGTACGGGAAGACGCGCTTGCTTTGTCGCACCACCTCATCGCCAGATGTGGTCGTGATTGCCATCGCAACTGACGACTCATTCGCCAAATGCGTAGAGGTCGCCGAGCCAGACAATGCCTCGTCGAACTGTGGGTCTTTGGCATAACGATTCTGGCTGTCAAACAGCGTGAGCGGTGTTGACGTGCGCAATCTGCCAAAAGCGTCAAAGTTAGTCTTGGAAAGCAAGTTCAAGTCCGTTAATGATTGGATGAATTTGATGATTTCCGTCTGGTTAGCGCTCAACCTGTTGAGATAAAGCCTCAACTGGTTGTTGATCTGGTTGTGGTACTGCGGCGCATAAGCCGCAGGGGCCACGTTTGGGTTCGGCGGTGCCGGCGCGTCTATGTTCTCCAGCGGCATGGCATTACATGCCCTGCGGCGGCACTGGAGCTATCGGAGGCATCGGCGGCATCGGCTGAATCTGTGGGATGACTGGGCGCTGCTCGCTTGGACTGGCCACGCGCGGCTGTGCCATCATCGCCTTGATCGACTCCACGTCCACCGTGGTGCCGCTCTTGAGCTGAATCTCATAGGCGCGCAGCATCATCTCCGCTTCTTGCTTGTCTCGAGCGCGGTCATCCTCAAGCAACATCTGCTGCCGCTTCAGCTCCAGCTCTGCCTGCTTGTTCTGAATGTCCGCCATGATCTTCTGCTGCTCCACCTGCGCCAAAATCTGCGCCGGGTCCGGCGGAGGCGGCGGAGGCGGCGGCTGCGGAGGCATCATCGCCGGGTTTAAGAAGAATTCATCCGAATTCTTGTATCCCGACACCTCGGTCAGCTTGACCAGCGTGTTGCGGTACTGCTGCGGCGTCACGAGCGGATTCTGCGGCCCCATGAGCTGCAATATCTGCTCCTGCTTCTGGGCGATGGCATTGAGCACGCCGATCTTCTGCTCTTCCGTGCCGCCACCCAGCGCAACATCAATCTCCACGTCCATGCCGGCGTCCCAAGACCGCGGGTCAATCGGCACCCACTGATTTCGGAGGCGCACCACCCGCGGGCGGTCTTGGTTTTCCACGACCAGCTTGAGAATGCCCTTGAACAGGGCGCGCATCCCGGTTTCGGCGAAAATCCGGGCGATGAGCTCAAGGTGCTGCTGCGCTGCGCTGACGGTCGCGGCGACGGCCGCGCGGGTGGTGCTCTGTAGCGCATCGGCTTGCAGGCCCATTGCGGCCTTGCTCATGCCGGTGCGGGTCTCGCGTACCTCATCAAGATACCCGAGCATCGGGAATGCGGCCTGCCCCACAAAGGGCACGGAGAACGGCTGCACCGCGCCGGGCTGGCGCATACGAATCACGCCACCGACTTCGGTATTCAGCACGTCGTCCATGTTGACCTGCCCCTCAACCACCCCCACCCGCGGGTGAATGGCCAGAGAGAGCGAGTCCAGCATGTTGCGCATGATCGCCGACTTAATTTTTTGCAAGTCTGCGGTCATGTCAAACACAGAAAGCCCGATCAGCGCATGCGGCTCTGGATCAGGGCAGAAGAGCGCAAAGGGCGAATGCGAGCACGGCTCGTTGGACACCATCTTGTAAGACGGGCCAATGGTGCAAATCTTGCGCAGCTCCGAGATGCCATCCTTGTCGTAATCAACGCGGATATACGCCTCGCAGTAGAGCACGCGCTTGTCGTCTTGCGTGCCGCCTGGTCCATAGGATTGCGCATAAGGATTACGTGCCAGATACTCGTCATTAGTGTCAAGCTCGTACACGCCCATCTGGGTCTCGACTTCATCCTTGTCGTACCCCAGTGCGACGAGATCAGACACGCGCATCATGCGGCGGTGCGCCACGAGCGTGGCATCTTCCACCGAGCGAGCGCGACGGTCGATCAGGAACTCTTCCGGCGGGATCGCCTCCACCTTCACGCGACCATCCTTGAACTCGCGCTTCAGCTCTACCGAATAAATCTGCGGCACCGGAATCGGCTGCCCCGTCATCGGGTCCAGCATCGGCTGGCCGGTCGCAGGATCAATCGGCGGCTGATAAGACGGGTCGTCCATCGACGAGATGGCGCTGCCCACGACGCCAGGCTCAGAGAGCAGCATCGTCAGGCTAGACTCATCAAGCCCGGTGAAGAATTCGGTCTTGACCTCGGTTTTTTCTTCCCAGTAATACTTGGCAATGCCAAGCGCACCGCGCAGGGCATCCTTGAAAACCGAATGGCAAACAAGGAAGCCGTTGTTGTCGTTGGTGAAAATGTAGTTGACGTAATCGGTCGCCTGCTCTGCAACCGGGACATCTTCCGGGTTGCGCGGCGTGAAGTTGACAATCTTCTTGGAGCCGAAGAAGACCTTCATCAGCGACGGCATGATGCCGGTGATGGTGTCCCGCACGTCGGTCGAGACAACCTGCGAGCGCCCCTCCTCCTCGTTACCAAACGGCTCGCCGCGGTAATACTGGATTGCTCGAGCACGGACCGGCGAGAGTTCAGCGTCGACGAATGAGGTCGCGTCAGTCAGCTCGGTGCCGACCAATGCCTCAAGGTCAGCGTCGTCCATAGGCTCAACTACGCCCAGCGCCGCTTCACTCTGCTCAATCATGGAACCATTTTGTGGATACATAAAACCGGCACCCGTGCCGAAAGTGTGTCTCTCCTATTGTCAAGCCAAAAGCGAGGCAATCTCGGCCGCCTTGAGCGACACCAGCCACGCTTCCCGGTCCTTGACGCCAAAAGAGAGCACGAAACCATCATTATGCGGCACTAAGCCAGCGCAAAACTCAATTTGTTCGCCGCGGAAGTAAAACTCACGCCCTGCGCGCACCGGCTCAAGGTTGCTGTTGTATTTGACCAGCCTGTGCGCGTAATACACCCGATTCTTGTGCTTGCGCCGCTGGTGGATGACGCCAAGCCGCTCGCCCTCATACGGCACAATCTGCGAGCCACCGGACCACTTCTGCAGCTCTGGGAATGCCGAGAGCCAGAGCCGCCGACGGGCCGGGTGAATCTCATAGGACTCCGCCGGGTGGTGCGAATACACAAACCCCAGCCATGCGTCGGTGGCGTAGGGCATCCAGTTTTTTTCCATCTCGGCATTGTGCGGGCTGTGCAGGAACTCAAGCGATGACACCTTGTCGCCGTCCAGCACGCAAAGCGCCATCGTGGTACGCACCCTAGGCCCGTGGTGCAGGCCGGAGGCGGTAAAGCACCAGCGCCCAGAGAACCAAAAGAGGCGCGCATCCTCAAGCCCGTCGCGGCACGGCAAGCGTGAGGCGCGCTGCGCCACGTCGTCCACCTTGACGATGGACTTGACTGTCAAGTCATTGGCGAGATCCGCCAAATAATTGACGGTATTCGGCGCCGGGTCGCCGCGGAACCAGATGCCATCCTCTTCGCCCAGCTCGTAATTGACCGCGCGGATCATGCAGCGCAAGTTCCCGTCACCATCCTTTGCGATGGACGGATTGCAGGGCAGCAGCGGGAAGCAAGGCACCTCAAGCGCCACGAAGCGCGAGGCGGGCAGATGCTCGCTAAGTATTAAGCTGCTTGTTTCGGGGAAGGTCGCGGCGGCTTCGGCCCGCCCTGCGGCCCCTCCGGCGGCTTCTTCGGCTCCGGTCGCGGCGGCGCTTTCTTGTCGAGGCGCTTCTGAAACAGCAGCACGTCGCTTGGCTTTAGCATTCATCGTCTCCTCACATGTGGATCGTCGAAGGCATCGGCACCGCCAAGTCTTGCGTAGCCTGCGAGACCAAGGGCGGTACGGCGGTCAGTACGCGCAGATGCGGCAGCGCGTACCACTCGAGCAGAATGTCCACTGGCGTATTCGCCGGCTTGGTGTACGCCTGCAGCGTCGGAATCGCACGGCGGCGGTGCCAGATGGCGGCGGTGCAGAGCGGATACTTGATCTCCCAGAGATTCTCCGATTCCTTCTTCGCCGGCTTCTGGTGCGTGCAACAGGAATTCAGATACACAAGATCGCACCAGTGCGGAATCTCCTCGCGAATCTTGGCAAAGCGCTCGTTGAAGTTATCCGGCAGGATGAAATCATCCTCAAAGATCACAAACTCTTCGTGACCCTCGCGCCATGCGATCTGCCAAGCGATGTGCCATGACAGAACCAAGCAAGTAGCGCCTCGCGTAACGAAATAATCGGTGTGCATCGGGATCTCGGACTTGACCTGCATGGTCTTGCCGAAGATGCCATATATAAAATCCAACTCGATGCCATGTTTTGCAGCCTGCGCTCGAGCGTGCTCGGTGCGCTCTGGTGTTTCGGATAGGGTGATGCAGTAGTACTTCATAAATCACGGATGAAGAACAATAACGTCGGTCGCCCCCATGACGATCCTTGCCGCTTGTCCGTTTCGCGGAACATAAGCGAGGTGATCCAGTCGCATTTGAAGCCGTTTTCGCCAAAGCGCTCTATCCAGTAGTCGGTCGTCTGCTCGTTGACGTGATGGTGGCCGCCTTGGCCGGGTACGGCGTGGCACATCAGCACATACTTGCACTTGTGCATCGTTGCGAACCAGTTCTGCTCGCACTTGCGATCGACGTGCTCAACAAACTCGGTGCAGATGGCTAGATCAAACTCGCGATTTGGGACATAGGCGCCCTTCTCGTAGTCATGCGAGATGAGAATCTCCTTGGCCGGACTCTCGGCAAGCGCGACTGGGTGCCCCTCGACACCCACCGCGTCAAATCCGAGGTCATGCCACCACTTGATGTTGTGGCCGTAGCCTGCGCCGATGTCGATCACCGACTTGATGCCATAGTGCAGCGCAAGATAGCCCCAAATGTCAGGCATCCACGTCGCGCGGTCGCCCTCTGGGATAAAGCCGCCTAAATGGTCAATGCTCATACCACACCTCGAATCTGTCTCTTGACCGATTTTGTCCACGTCGGCGAATACGCACCGCCAATCGTCGCCGCATCACTCGCAAAGGTCAGCACAAAAGCGTCCGCCACGTCAGGCGATGCCAACCCGCGGCGCTTCATGTCGTCCTTGCTCTCGAGCTTCAGCTTGCCGTTGCTCATGAACGAGTACCGCGGTGAGGATAATTCATTGACCAGCCTTTCGTCACGCGGCAGTTTGCAGTCGCGCGCCTCAAGCCATGCCTTGGTCTTGGCCCAAAGCTCTGCGCGAAGGTTCGCGTACTGCCCCTTGATGGCCGGAGACTCACCGACGTTGATGCCGCGGCAGGGTAGCTTCAGCTCGCGCAGTCTATCGACCACACCTGCCCCCAAGCCGATGCTATCAACCAGTATCTCGATCGGGCGATCCTTCGGCTCGGTCGATTCCCACTCATGCAGCACCGCACCCGAGAGCGCCATTAGATCCAGATTGCGCCATGTCTTGACCGGCTCAAGCACCACATTCGCCTGCCGCTTGCACAGCGCCGAGGAGTCAGCACCAAAACGCGCGACGTCCAGACCCCAGAGGATAGGCGCACCGGGGTTCTGCACCACATCGCGGTCGATGGCCGATTGCGCCAGCTCCAGCCCGATCAGCGTGTCGTCGTCGGCCAGCGGGAACTCGCCAAGCACGCGCACCCGGTAGGCGTTTGACCCCTCGCCGTAGCGGCTGGCCATTTCCGAGACGTAGTCGCTCGAGACTCTGGGCGAGTCTAGGCAGGAGACGTGCAGGTTTTTCCAGTCGCCGGAGAGGCGGTAGAACGTGTCGTAGAAATACCCCTGCGTGCGGGTGGGGTTGCCGAGCAGCAGGGTCGTCGCATTGTGGCCTGACATCGAGCCACCGGCGGCCTCGAACACCGCCTCGGAGACACCCGGCGCCTCGTCCACCACCAGCAGCACATACTCGGCGTGGATACCCTGCAGCGCGTCCGGTTGTTCGGCGCGGCTGGTACGGGCCGAGATGAAGGCCTCTTCCGGGCTGGCTTTTAGTTCGATGCGGTCGGACTTGATTTCGATCAGGTCTGCTATGGCGGGGGGTAGCAGCTTGGCCCAGCGGCGGCATTCGCCGAAAAGGGCGTCGAAGAGCTGCGAGGCGGTCGGTGCCGTGACCACCACCTTGACCGGGGCGCGGGTGAGCATGAACCACAGCATCGACCATGAGGCGGCCGTGGACTTGCCGGTGCCGTGGCCGGAGCGGACGCTGATCTTGCGCTCACCGGCCGCCAGAAGCTCTAGGAGCTCCACCTGCCACGGGTCAGGCTCTACCCCTAGTACCTCCCTTACGAAGGCCACAGGGTTCCTGTAATAGCGCGAGACGAAGTCGTAGAAGGGATTTTTCAAGTCATACCTCCCCGAAGGGTGTTATCTGCCCCCGTGGGGGGTCTCTGTGGGGTAGTACGCCAGCGCCGCCCCCGCCACCTGCCACCCCGGGGGGGGGTAAATGCGAATTGTTCTCATTTGCGCGGTTATCAACAGGAGGATCGGTGTTATCCACAGGTTATCCACCATTTAACATAATGGGTATTATACGAACTGCGAAATTATCTCGTTGATAATCAACGACTTGCGCGTGCGCTGTTCGCGCTGCGCTGCTGATCCGTCGATTATGCGCATTAGTCTGCATAAAACCTCAGTCTAAATGCGAATGATTCTCATTTGCGTTTGCATCTGATGAATCGCGCGCGTCCGAATCAGCGTCCGTCGCTGTGTGCGAAGTCAGCTTTTCTGGCATCTGGACGCTCACCGTCTTCATCAGGTTACGCACCGCCTCAAGGTGCAGCTTGGTCGTGTCGGTTATCTCGATCTTCTGCTGCACCTTGTCGCCCCACTGTTGCATGTCCAATCGAGAGGCAACCCAACGTCGAATGTCTGAGGCAACCTTGGCTGCGTGAGGATCAATGCGTTCCTGTTCCACTGAGTCAGCCAGCGTCTCGATACGGTCAACGTGCCACATAGCGCGAGCACGACGAGCCACGTCAAGTTGCTGCTTCCTGACCTCATCCTCTGCGATGAACTGGTGAAGTCTGCCGTACGGAATCTGCGAGGCGATAGCAAACTGCACAAGGCTTCCACCGTTGCTGATGTACTCACACAGCTCAGGCATGAAGTTGTCTTTGGCCATCAAGGCCGTCGCACGTTCTCTGCGTTCTCGCTTCTTTGGTGATCCTGCCATCAGTCGTCGCTCATGTGCACATAGGTTGATACGTCTTCGTAGTCCATGTCATAGCCTTCCAAGGCCACCACGTCGAAGTTGCTATACGTTCGCTTAGGCCGCTCCTCTTGCACATGCTTGCGCACGCTTCGAGGTAGCGGCTTGTTCTTGATCTCGTCAGCGTAGACCTTGCGCCAAACACGCTCGGATGTCGTGAACCTAAAGCCGCAGGTCATACATTCTCTGCGCCGTCTAGCCTCTGTCGGGAACTGGTAAACCTTCACGACCTCGCTGGCTTTGGCGCACTTCGGGCACTTCATCTTTCTGGTAACTCACGCTTGGCCATCTCCAGCCAGTCTTCCAATGGCTGGATGACGATAAACCCTTTGTGATCGCCTCGTGCAATCACCACCGGTTTGTCTCCGGGCTTGCATGCGCGTTGGCACTGCTCAAGCCACTCATAAACCGCAATAGACTTGCGGCGTTTCACCTCGATTAGAAACTGAGCAACCCTGACATCTGCACCGCCATCTCTGGCTTGTCCTAGAATTCTGGATGTCTGCCATCCAATTTTCGAGGATATCTCCTTGCAGACCTCACGCTCAGTCTCGGCACCCCGTTGTCTTTGTCTCGCTCCCATCTCACCACCTCGCGGATATTCTGCCTAAGTCTACAGCACGGCACAGCCCAGCAATCAAGGGTCGCACCCGACGACGCATGGACTTGTTCTCACGTCGCTGCCGTCGTCGCTTGTCGGCATGACGCCAGTAGTACTCCCGATGGTATTCGGTGCGTGACTTCTTCGGGTTAGACCGCCAGCCATCAGGCTGCCTAGCCGTATCGACCGCATCACATACGATCGCGATGGTCATTCGTAGCTCTCGATTGGCCTCAGCCATCCTGGCAACCTCCTCAAGAGGGTACTGCTTCTTTCGATGCGCAGTCTTGTGCCAGCTATGAGGCTGACCGCCGGTATTCTCCACCCCACAGATCGGACAGTTCTTTCTCATTTCAGGACGTCCCATGGATCTCGTTTGTCGGCAGGGAAGAAGTTCCCAGCATTGCGCTTAGGCGTGTCGTACTTCGCCTCCTCAGCAGCCTCGACCGCATCCTCGAAGGTATCGAAGGTGCCAAGGTTGACCGGGATGACGCTGCCATCCTTCCCACGTCGCCATAACGTGTGATCGGTCTTGCCGTTGATGGTCTGGCTGCGGATGGAGAACCGACGGCACAGCGACGTCTTACCCCAGAAGTCTGAGTCCTCCCACTCAAGGCGGGAGAGCATGTTCAACTTGCCCTGAGTCATTCCACCCACCCCGGCTTCTTGCCAAGCTCACCAGCCTCGTCTTGGTAGTGGACGAGCTTGGCACCGAAGTACTGTTGAAAGGTTCGCATCAGCGCCAGTCCGTCATCTCCCATTGCGTCAAGCATTCGCTTGGCGACGGGATTGTCAGCCACTGGCTCGGCCATCTTCATGCGCTTCTCGACGGCTTTGTGGCGGTTTCGCAACTGGGGGAATTTAGACATGGCTTGCCTCAACTGGGGGAAAACTGGGGGAAAAACCAAAACGCGCGTAAGTCATTGATTTTTCGTTCCCCCAGTTGGATTCCCTATATATAACTGGGGAACTGGGGAACTTGGGGAAAAACCCCAAGATTCCCCTCCCCAGTTGCTTAACGAACTTAGGGAAGACTTGGGGAAACTGGGGGAAACTGGGGGGAACTTTGTTGCTCAAAACGGCACCTCTTCCTCGTCAGCCACCTTCTCGCCGACCTTGTAGACGCTCAAGTATCGCCCCTTGGCATGATCTCGAGCCGACACCTTGGTCACGCTACCATCGCGCTCCCACTCATCAAGTACCCGCCTGACGGTCGCCCTCGCCCCGGCGTCATTGATGTCAAGCTCCATGTGCCTAGCCACGATCTGCCCAGCCCACTGCGTGCTGCGGACATCGGCGCGCACTAGGAGCGGGTCTTTGTTATAGGCCGCCTCAAGGTCACGCAGCACGATCATCTTCTGCCCGTGCGTCAACTGCGTGTCGGCGGTCGGCGGACTCCACTCGCAGACCACGCCCACCTTGTCGCCCTCGGTATAGATGCTGTCGGTGTTGCCCAGATCCACGCTCACCAGTTGCCGCCACAGCCGCTCATCTGTCGGCGGGCGCATGTTCGCCTTCGGGTTCTGCAGCCAGAAGTACCGGCGGCGCTCCTTCATGTCGATGCTGTACCGCTCCGCCTCCTGCTGGCTCATCGGCGAGGCGATCCGCACGCTGCGGCAGGCACCGAGCAGCGCCGACGCACCGCGCACATCCTCGCTCGATGCCTCGTTGCCGTTGCCCTTACGGAAGTGGTGCACGATCTCGACGGCGATGTTGGCCTGCTCGGCAATGGCGCGCCATTCCCACATCACCTTCTCCATTGCCGGGTTGTTATTCTCATTGACGGCGTGGGTCGCGATGAAAGGGTCAAGGATCATCGCATCAATACGCTCGGCCTTGGCCTGCTCGACGATCTGCTGCCTGGCCGCGGGCATCTGCATGACCGTGCCATCAATCTCCTCGGCCACGATGATTCGCGTATCTCGACCGCTCGTAATGTAGAGGTTCTGCGCCACATCCTCGGGTTCGATGGCGTACTGCATACAGATCGCCGTGAGCCTGCGCTGCAGCTCATCCATCGGATCTTCGCCGTTGTGCACCCAGACTTTGAGCGGCCCAGTCGGCAGTTGCCACTTGCCGCGCAGCAGGTCGCGCCCGAGTGCCATGCTGATTGCCTCGACCATCGTCATCGACGACTTACCGCCGCCGCCCGCACCTGCGGTCATGCTGACCATGCGCCGCATGTAATGGAATCCGTACAGCCACTGCCGCGGCGGGATGCTATCGGCCGACACCGGCTGCCAGCGTTTGGCGACGATGCCAGCGTTGCTCGCGCTCATGTCTTGTACGGACGTTGTGTGTACATCGCCCTGCGCTACCTGCCCCCGCACGGCCGCGTTGATCCGCACCTCGGGCACAGTGCCGCCAAACTTGCGCACAGCACTTGCCGCCATCGGCTCAATTCTGCTACGCAGGTCGACGCCATCGCCGTTCAGGCTGCTGCCGCTGCTGTCAAGCAGTTCGGTGAGGCTGCTGACGATATCGTCGTACTCCATGCCGCGTGCGGCCCAGCGGCTGGAGAGCTTCAGCATCGACTCGTATCGCCCCTCGCCACGGGAGAATGCCTCGAGCAGTTGCTGGTTGCTGCGTGTGTCGCGGCCTGTCTTCGGATCTGTGCCCTGCGCCTGGTGAAACAACGGCTCAAGGTCTGCGGCTTGATCGATGCAGCGGCCGTGCGTCTCGATGTACCGGTACTTGGCGCCGCGCACCTGCCCAAAGTAGAAGCTCTGCGACAGGGTAAAACTCTCGCGGCTCGCGATACCGCCGAGTGCGCGGTTAGCGCGCGCCACAAATACGTTGCGCATGTTGGGTGCCGCCGGTTCTGCCAGCGGCAGGATTGCCCGCCAGCGCGGCGCTCCATCGGTGTAGCTCGCGCTAGTATAAATAATCGCCATTAGGCCCGCGGCCTCTAGGCGCTTTGCGCCCTCATCGACGCTCACCTCTTCCCCGTCGTAGTCCACCTCAATGCCGTAGCAGCGCACGACGTTACCGGCGTGGCGCAGGTAGCCCTTGTCTGAGACGTTCTCGCCGTACTCACAAAGACTCAGCAGCGGGCAGGCCGCCTTGCTCATGTAGTGCGGCGGGTTGGCAAGCGTGCGGACAAGCTCGATCCATGGCGTGTCGGCGTACTCGGTCTTTTGCTTCGGCCATACGTCCGGAAATACCGTGTATGTAATCAACGGCCCTTGATCGCTGATCCTAGTCATGCTTTGCCTATTCATGCTGCTACCCCCGCTCCCTTTGTACTGTTACACGACCGGCAAAGCAGAGCGTATGCCGCGCGTTTGTGATGATAGTCCTGCCATGCGTGCAGGATTACTTCGTCTGCGATAATCCCGCCAGAGCCGTCTGTATCTTTCAACTGCAGCACCGGAAATATCGCCAAGAAATCTTTTGCAATGTCAGAGAATGCAGTCGCAGCGTGGTCGACGGTTAAGTCGTGAGCAGCGCCACACTTTTCGCAGGCATCGCCTAACCCAGCACGGGCTGCTGCTATCTGCTCAAGTATGCCCTGCCTCAGCGCCGCAATTTGCTTGCCCTTTGTATATGCCACGATATCGCCCGAGGACTCAATAGCCCTGCGCCATGACCACGCAGCCGGCTTTATCCAATCGCCAGTTATGACCTCAAGCATGCGCTTGTCGCTGGGATACGACGGGTTTGGCTTGCGCATAGCGTAGGTGATCTTTGTGCCGGTCAGCTCTGACAGCTCGGCAAGCTGCAGTGGCGTCCACTCTTCCCACATAGCGACGCTATCAATAAGTTTTCGCGCCTCCTCAATGCGCGCCTTTTTTGTGACCTTCATGGGTAGATGTCCGGTCGAAGAGCCTTCCTAGATACCCCAGTTGCTGCCTCCACGGCAAGTACGCGCAGCGGAGGCACTACGCCATTGGCGTACCACTTCTGCACGGCCTGAGGTCTGATCCCTAGTTTTCTGGCAAGCGCCGATTGGCCGCCTGCAGAGTTGACCGCATGTATAACCGCTGCGTGTTGCGGGGTGATCTTTTTCTTCATGGGTCTATACTACAACCACAAATAGGAGGGTTTCAAGGGCTGATAAAAATATTTACACCAAGGGGTTGTAATACGGATTCGACCCTGTTACAGTCCCCACATGGTCAGCACAGTGCTAGACCAAAAGCGATAGAAGGAGATGACATGATTACGCTGCAAGACCTCGAGCAGAAGCTCAAATCCCACGATTGGTACAGCGAATACAGCGACGACTACCGCGCCTGGAAAAAGGGCTGGGATGACGCGCTCGAGATTCGCGCCATGATCAATCGTCTTGGCAACATCGGCCTGCGCGACGAAGCAGAGGCCATGTACAAAAAGTACCAGCCGAAGGTGCACGTCTAATGGATATTTTCACACTTACCCCGGCAGAACTGCCGCACGCTTGGACGCTCGTAAAGGTCTGCATCGTTTTTGCAGTTTTAGCGATCGCCGTAATGATTTTTGAGCGATGAAATGGATATTTGATCTTGTGCGCAAGCTGCGCCGAGACGCATACTTGGAATGGCGGCAGGTTCCCCCGCCAAACTGGCGCTGCAGCCGTGCAAGGCTCGGCGGCGATTATTGGTGAACCGTAACTGAAGGAGTTTAAGACAATGGCAATTTATGTATCAGCAACATCAGGTGGCAACTACCCCGAGCGCAAGCTGCTCGAGGCTGGAGCTTACGCAGCCGTGTGCGACATGGTCGTTGACCTTGGCGTGCAGGCCTCCCCCGGCGGGCAGTACGCACCGAAGCGCACGCTCATGCTGCGCTTCCAGATCCCGAGCGAGCGTGTCGAGATCACTAAAGACGGCGAGACGAAGAGTCTGCCCGCGGTCATCAGCCGCACGGTTGGCTTGAGTCT